GAATAATACCCAGTTCAGTGGCATCAGAATACCTTTGAGAGAATTCTTGGAAAAATACGGATTTGTGCCGCAGAATCTGGGCCGCAATACCTCGGGTCGTTTCTATTTCGAGAGTCAAAAAAGCCTGCTCGAACACGGACCAGTGACGATGTTTAATACAATATGCAAGAAGTTTCGCATAATTATCGTTGTTCTGATTCTTCGGATTCGAGACCCTGGCAATATAGGCCATGGTCTTCTCGGCATCCGGTGTTACACTGACAAATTTTACATTCATTTCTTTCCAAATCCTTTCGATGTTTTTGCCTCAATACCAGCCAGTTCTTCCTTAAGAATCTTGAGCTGAGATTTCATCTCATGAAGTTGTTCATCCGAGTACAGATGATCCTGACGAACCAATCGTTCCATGAGTTTAATCAATTTTTTTGCACGCTGCGTCATTAAATTTCGTCCTCGAAAACTTCATCATAATCATTATAAATCAATGAACTCCGAGATTCTAGGACATTAGTGTCAGTATAGATTTCGGCTTTCAGAGCATCAATAAGAAGTTCAAGATTTCGGACAATGAGTTTAACCTTTTCTCTGTCCATGGGCTCTTGCGTCTTTGCCGAATCAGTCTAGCACAAAAAAAGGAGAGGTCAAGACCCCTCCTTTGATTCACCCTTTTCTCTTCTTCTTTTGGGGCTTCTGATAACCCCAAAGTTTCGGGTTAATTCGACCATAACCAAAGTCAATACTCTTGACATTATTCCTGAACTTATCCCAGTACATATCAAAAATCTTAATTCTGCTACCTCTGGTGAGATCAAAACATATCTTGTTATCCAACATATATTTCACAATATAGGCATCATTAGGTGCCTCCTTGGTACACACTTCACTATAAGAACCGTTTTGAATCATAATCTCACAGCCATAAACGGACTTGCAGGTTTCCTTTTCTGATGCTGTCCATGATTCCATAGTTTTCCCCGTTTGAGTTGTCTTTTCGGACACTCCACTATTATTTGCCATGATAAACACTCCAATTAAAAAATATTATGAACGGCCACCCCACTGAATATCCGGGAATGCCAGAGATACGATCTCCTTAGTAATCTTATATTTTTCACCGAGTTTTTTATCTTTTACCAGACAAAGAATCTCGGCCTCAAGTGGATGAAGACCTTGAAGAATATTGATAAACATGGTTTCTCTTCTAATAGAACTCAGACCATCATTACCACCCTTGACGAAATTATAAAATTTTTGATATTCCTTACGAATTGATGTGTGGCCTTGATCCTGAGATCCAAGGGAATTGCTCTGGAGTTCACCCATCTTATTTACGGCATCGCCAATCTTTTCGGAGATTGTACCACTAAATGAATTTTGTTCACCAACGCTCGCATAAGGAACTTCACCCGGAGGAAGAGCTGAGATGATTGTCTCATCAAAGTTCCAAATAAAGATTGACTTGAGAGAAGGGTGATCATACTTCTGAAGAACTTCCACCTTCTTGGCATTGGCTTTCTGAGATGATGCCAGTTGAAGGATCTCAAATGTAAAAGGATTCGAGGGAAGATTCTTAATGGGAGTTTCTTTTTGTGCAATGACCGGAGCAGAAGTCTTGGCTCTGACGGTCGGTTTCTTTTGTGTCGTTGTCATATTAAACAGAATCTAAAATGATTTGAGTTATTTATTCTTCATCATCACCGTCATCATCGTCATCATCAAGATCCCCGAAACCAAAATAATCAGGATTGAAACTGACGGCGACGACTTCATCTGGAATGATATTTCCTTTATCATCAAAAAACTCCGGATGAAGTTTTGGTCGATCCTGATAATTCATCATGTATTCTCTGGCAACCCATCCAATAACGAGACCGAGAACGAGTGCGAATATAATCAGAAATGAGCCAAAAACCAAACTAGTTGCTAACATTGCTTTCTCCGGGAGATTTTTTTGATTTCTTCTTCAATGAGAGAGAAAATTCAAAATAGATGGCGACTTCTCGATTCAGAAAGCACACCATCTTTTCAAGAATTATATGAAAAGGATTTTGTTGCCTTCTTTTTCCTCCATATAGAATAACCTCAACCCCACGATTTCTATGGTTAGAAGTATTTAGTTTTGAATCAGACAATTTGTTTCTCTCTCAGAAATTTAATTGTATCCGTACATCCACCAAGTTTTTGGTCATCACAGACGACTTGAGGAAAAGTGGAGCCTTCACCAAATTCTGAATAGAATTCATCTTTGGTGAAGTGTTCATCGAGATTATAAGTCACAAAGTTGCTACCCGTCAACTCCAGGACTGTTTTAATCTTGTAGCAATAATTACACCCATCTTTGCTGTACACAGTAAAGTTCATCTTATTCTCCTTAACAATAATTAATTGGTTCTAAACCATTATCATAATCTTCTATTATACCATTAGAAATACGAATAAGGGCATTTCTAATGGTATAATCAGATTGTTTATCGGCAATTTTTTTATATATTTAGATTTTTCTAATTGATATTTTTATGTACTTCAAATGGATCATTATGGATTCCTAAATGTAGAATTTTTCCTTCATCATCTAGATGCTTCCTCCCCCAATCTTGCTTTTCCATCCATAATTTAAAATTGGAAAAATACTTCCAGTCATCAGATACAGAACACCCAGTATCAGTATCATTTACACCAAATCCGCAAATTAATCTTCGTTGTGATTTACTTATAACTATGCTCATTTTTATAAAATTTACATTAATTTATATAAGAAAAAAGGAGAGGTTTATTTCTCCTTTATTATACCATCCCCCCACCACAGAAAGAATCTTCAATTCCAAAGATGTAAGGATATTGAAGACTCAGAAACTATAAGGCATTTCGATTCAAAAGTCAAAGGACAAAAAGTGCTTGTCTTGCTTCTTCAAATTTAGCATATGCTACTGTTTCTTTTTCTACCTTGATGGTTTCGTCTGTCTCTTGTTCCGCTTCTTGATGAAGAGTTTGTAATTCTAGTAATGGAACCTGAACTGAATTGAATTCTTCTTCGGTAATTTTTTGAACTACCTTTTTTCCACTGTGTTCATCAACTACATCAACAATAGAAACCCCATCAGGAACTGCAGAAAGACATACATCAACACCATTTTCATCTTGCATCCAGATTCTTACATCAAGACCAGGAAATTCTGCTTCTGGATGTCTCTTTTCAACAGGATTGTCCTCGCAGCAATAAGTGCCAGAGTGTGCGTGAATCCAATAGTGCTTTAAATATTGCATTTTCTTATAGATGTTTGTGAGTATTTATCATTTAGATAACAGGAACTCCATACTCATGTGAAAGTTGTTGATTAACCTCATTCATTATCTTAACAGACCTCTTTTCCAATTATCTCCAGGACATTTTTTTGATCTTATAGAGTCTATTCCATTAGTCTACCAACGGGGATTTAAACCTCTCCAACCTGAAATGTGCTACCAAATCCAGGCACATTTATTTATGTTTAATTTACCCCATATCTTCTTAAAAGTTCTTGGTCTTCTTCTTCTTTTGTCTGTTCTCCTTTTACAGTCGCCCACGAGACAATTGAATACCTCATTCCACTTTTTATCGGCACCACTCCATGCAAATAGTTTTGATCTGAAGGAAAACAAACCATCATACCCGGTTTTGGTTTTATTTGAATATGAAGATTTGGAAATATTAATTCACCCCCTTCAAATTCGTCATTAATATAAAAAATTATTGAAAGGTCACGGCATGTTGAACGCCTCCAGATTCTATCACCATTAGGGGCAATCCATAAGGACCTACCATCAATATGTGGACAATAATGACCTCCAATACCATAAGAAAGAACTTGTGGTATTTCACTACTATCTACTTCACATTGATAGAAAGGATTAATGATATGTTTGACTGCATTTCTCAGTAGATCTTCAATCTTTGGATAGAGATTACCCATAGCAACAATTTGAGTATCTCTGGTTTTCTTATCGATAATCCAAGATGTTTGTCCAGTTGCATTTGTTTTATCTGGATCAAAAACAGAAAGATCTTCTGTA